CTGTGTTTTCGTTGTATTTCACGGACCCTGCAATCCCGCACCAGCCTGTGAAACGATTCTTGAGAACGCGTACCACGGTACCCTCTGAATCGTTTTCAGATTGTTGATTTCTCTCAAGACCAATACAGATGTCACTAAGTTGGCCGATAGCAGCACTACCGCGAAGCTGAGAAAGAGAGGTCTGAGCTCCGTTTTCATGGCCTTTGTCTCCTGTAGGGCGGCGTAAGTGTGACACAAGAAGCATCCCGCAGCCAGTCTCTTCAACAAAACTGCGGAGTTTGGTCATCGTTTGATCAATAGCCCGACGCTCATCTCCTTGGTCCAAACCTGAGACAAGAATCGAAAGGTGATCGAACACAATCCAGCTACACCCGCAGCCAGAAACCAAGTGACGTATACGGTTAAGCAGAACGGTAGGGTCAAGAGAGCCAAAATGGTCGTACAGAAATAACCTGCCCGTGCCAAGAGTGCTGTCAAAGGCTTGTTCGATCTGTGCATCGGTGAAGTGGCCGCGATCAATGTGGACAGGGTAATCAAGCTCCATACCAACAAACCGCCGAGCAGTCCGTCTGATGTTCTCCTCCAGGGCGACGTAACCAACCGTTTCACCTTGGCGAGTGAGGAGGTCATAAGCAATCTCAGAAACAAACGTACTTTTTCCAATTCCAGAGCCAGCCGTGATAGTAACGAGCTCGCCCTTACGCAACCCGTGAAGCTTCTCGTTAAGGAACTTGTAGGGGTACTCAGCGCTGCTGACCTTGGGGTCCTCAAGGACCATCTGCAGAAGCTTGGTGCCACTGATAATCCCATCGGGTTCGTACTCAGCAGCCGTCCACACCATCTGCATGATGGCTTTGCTGTTGCCCCCTACTAGCGCCTCGTTGGCGTCCTTGTAGCCCTCAATCTTGCCGATCTTACCCACGCGAGGCGGAAGTAATTGGATCGCCTTCTTGACCGCCTTCTGACCGTGCTCGTCGCTGTCAAAGCACAAAATGATTTCTTCAAATTTCAGAAGCCAATCGAGGTTACTCCGTATGCATTTCTCCGCAGAGTCAGCACCATTAGGTAGCGAGACACACGGCCAGCTTTTCCGTACCGTGGCGTAGCTGAGGCAGTCGTACTCACCTTCAAAGATAACCAGCAGCTTGCCACCACTCCACTTCTCTTGGCCGAGAAACGTATTATCAGGATTGGTTCCGTGTTGGACAAAAGTCTTGTTTGGTTTACGAATCTTGTAACCAGTGAGACGACGTTCTTTGTCGTAGATGGGCCAGAAGTAAGCCTCACTGTCGCCATAGGTACTCTTGAAGTACCCGAAGAGGCGGCAAGTCTCGTCTCCAATCCCACGACTCGGGATGGACTGATAAGTTCCAATAACCGGGTCGATCTCAGTGTGGGATTCATTTTGTACAGGGGACATGAGGAAAGAACAGGAAGAACCAGAAAGGTGGTACGAACAACCAGGGGTAAAGCAGTGCTGACCCCCATCGTCGTAAAGAGCAACGTTGTCGCGTGACCCACATTTGGGGCAAGACAAACGCGACACGACGCGGGACATAAAAAGACCTCCAAGGGTGTCTTGAAACCCCCGGAGGTCAGTGTCCTTTCATCCTTGTCCGAACTGACTATAGCAGCCAACTGGACGGGACCGAGGGACCTTCACACCAGGGGACGTGGTACTTATCACACCAAGCGGCGTAGGTCATACTGCCGGTTTTGGTGAGCTTTTGATGCGGCTTCTGTAGGACCATTCGGATGTCGACTGAACTGTGCTGCTCTTTGAACAGCTTGATCAGCCTCCTGTCCTCCGCATCAAAGTAGCCCTTTACCTCCAGCACGACTCCGTTATCGAGGAAGAAGTCAGGCGTGTAGCTCCGGGGAATTAGGAGGTCAAAGCTTCGGCCCTCATAGCTCCAATTCGTTTTCCCGGCCAGGTTACGGGCTACCTGAGACTCAAAGCCCGAACGAAATCCATCTGCTTGGCGCTTGCCGTACTTATGGAATCGTCGGGCCATCTACTCAAAAGTCAGGATCTTCGCCCGACACAGTAGCAAGTTCCTTCACGTTTGGCTTGGATTGCTTGAAGCCTGATTGCTTCTTGAAAGCCTTAGCGATGTCGAAGTCACCACTGTCGCTACCAGCCGTAGTAACAGCCTTCAGCACCTGGATACCCTTAGGACACAGCCGGAGGCCACCACGAGGGCTCTTGCGAGGGATGTAGGTGGGTTTGATTGCCACCAGGATCTCAGAGCCTTCACGCAGCTTGAGGTCACGAGCAATGGGCTGCAGTTCAGTGTCCACCACAGGCAGAGGAAACTCCCCATAGGCCACCTTGGCAGTCAACTTGATGATGGCTGAACCAGAATCCTGGATCTCAAACGGAGCGTCGTAAAAGCTTTTCTTGCCAGTGGCATCCCGATACCACTCACAGGCTTTGTCGTACTCCTCGCTGATCTCGTCAATGAGATCAAGTGCGTCTACAACAAGAACCTTGATACGGAAGTCGGAGGTCTCACCGTTGTAGGTAGGGGTTTCGTAAAAGTCAGGGATCCAGCCCGTGAGGGTTCCTTGGATCTGCATGGCCTTTAAGTCGAAAGGACCCACAGAAGGTACCCGTAGAACTTACGCCTCGTAGAGGGGTCTTAGGCCAGCTCTTGAAGTGGCCTCTTTAAATGGCCTTTGAGAAAGACCCTCTTTAAGTTTTAAAGGCCTTCTTAAAGGGGTATCTAGCGGTCTTTCTTTAGAGGCCACTTAGAAAGCCCTTTTAAAGAGGTTCTTTTATCGCCATTCAAAGAGGCACTTAAATGACTCCCCAGGATCCAACTGACAACAAACAACTTGATCAGTTACTAGAAGATCTTTTGGAAGTAATTAAACAGGAAGAAGAAGAAGCTACTGATGATGACTACTTTGATCCTTCCGTGTGGGAGCAGAAGTGAAATGTCAAAAGCAGTAACTCTTGATGTTGAAGTTGTGCTTGATGAGTATGAATACGCTCGTGATCAATACAAGAAAGCTGTAGGTGATCAACAGAAAGATTTTTGGGATGGGTATTTAGCTGCTCTTGAAAGTCTTTGTGGTGAGGTTGTGATTAATGACATTGATCCATAAACCCAAAACCTTTTGTGTAACAGCTAAAGATTTTGAGTTTGAGGTAATGGCTTTTGATTCGTCATCAGCTATTACCTCTTTTCAAGAGCTGTATCCACACATCAAACAATTCAAAGTTTCACTACAACCTGAATGGTCTAATGACAACAACTGACCTTTCTCCTGCAGCACAAGCAATTCTGGATGCTTGGGAAAACGAATGGAGTAAAGCAAGTCTTTGCCACGATCAACGCTCTATTGCCGTTGTTCTTCGTACTGCTGCAGATCATCTCCAACAAAGTTTTCCATTTCCTTATGAAGATGAAGGCATAGGCGTTGACTGGGCTGTTATCCAGCTTCAAGACATCGCTAATGAATTGGAAGGTGCATCTTGACTAACCACTACACCGATGAAGAGCTCAACCAAATGTGTGACAAGGCTGAACTAAACGACCTCAAAGCTCGGTGCCTCGTGGCGTATTGGGATAACAAGAGGTTTGGAGAGAGCCTCATTGATGCCCCAGAGCGCCTTGAAGCCCTCTTTGAGGTCCTTCTGGGGTGGTTGGAGCCGAAGGGATCTGAAGGGGCCTTAGAGGCCCTTAAAAGGGCTACTGGTAGGCTTGATAACTTACCAACAGCTCAGAGCCCCTCATTGGATTCATCATCTTCGTAAATAGATTCCAGCTCTCCCTCTTCGTTGAGGAACGCACACCGGCTATCTCTGAGCCTTTGGTAATCGTTCTCCAACAAATCTGCAAATGCTCCGACTAACGATTGGCACATCCCTGCTTCTACTACTGACTTATGAAGGACGGACTGTGCCTCAGCAATCGCAACTACTTTCTCTGCGTCATCCATCCACACCAACTCTTGGTCTTCCTCTTCCTCAGCATCCAGGAACTCAAGAGCTCGATTGGCTCGATCTTGTAAAACCGTCATTCGTGCCATCAGGAGTGGAACGTACTGAGCTGCCACTTGCTTAAGTGGTGCGTAGAACTTCTCCTTGGCGTTTGCTGGGACTAGCATTGCCACCGACACAGTGCTAAAAGCAATTTAAAGGAAATTTAGCTGGTGTCCCGTGGCGTGCCCCGTGGCGTGAT